GGTCAAACAATCTTGTTGGAAAGGTTCATAAGGAAATTCAAATTCCTATTACTGATAAGGAAGAAAAACAGTATTTAGCAGATGTTATGAAGCAGGGTTGTGTGGAATATCTTAATCATATGAGAGAAAAGAACAGAGCATATAATTGGTATAAATTGGCTGGTCGTAATACTATTCCAACATTAAAGAATATACATTTAACCCACAGTTGGATTGTTAGTCAGTATGCAGGGGAGTATAATCCTTGGCATAAACATAGTGGAGATTTCTCGGCAGTCATATATCTTAAATTACCTAAAGATATGGAAAAAGAGATTACAGCAGACCATGATGACCACTATCCAGCAAATGGTTTGATTGAATTTATGTATGGTGAAGCATGTGATTTTAGAAGTGATGGACTTAAATTTAAACCAGAAGTTGGTAAATTTTTGATGTTTCCATCATATCTCAAACATTTTGTATATCCCTTCTATAGTGAAGGTGAAAGAAGGAGTATGAGTTTTAATGCTCATATGATGGTATAATGATATTAGCTGATATGAATCAAATATCGGTGGCAAGTGTAATGATGCATTTGCATATGAGTAAAAGAACAGTTCCAGACAATAATATGGTTCGGCACATGATTCTTAATTCTTTACGCATGTATCGTACACGATTTTCTTCTGAATTTGGTGAAATAGTTTTGTGTTATGACTCCAGACATTATTGGAGGCGTGATTATTTTCCTCAATATAAAGCAAATCGTAAAAAGGGTAGAGAAAAATCTGCTCAAAATTGGGACGCTATTTTTGAATGTCTAAATACCATTAAGGAAGAAATCAGAACCAATATGCCATATAAATTTTTAGAGGTATATGGTGCTGAGGCTGATGATATAATTGCTACATTATGTTCCGAATATGCAGAAGAAATTATGATTTTATCTGGTGACAAAGATTTCATACAACTACAAAGATTTCCTAACGTGAAACAATATAGCCCTATTACTAAGAAAATGGTTAATGGTGCTAACCCTGTCGGATATCTTAAAGAACATGTGTTTAGAGGCGATTCAAGTGATGGAGTACCTAATGTACTTTCGCCTGATAACACATTCACGGATGGCCTTAGACAACATCCTTTAGCAAAGAAAAAAATTGCTGCTTGGATGGATCATGATTTTGAGGATGTTGCACCAAATGATGAAGTGAAAAGAAACTTTCAACGGAATCAAAAATTGATTGATCTAACATACACACCACCTGAGATATGTGATGAGATTTTAGAAACATATCGTGATGCCCCATTAGGGGATCGTAGTAAATTATTAAATTATTTTATACAAAAAAGGTTGAAGAACCTTACTGAATCTATAGGAGATTTTTAATGGCATTTGACACTTACACCCCACTATTTTCTGAAATTTTAACTAAATTAGGAAAAATTAAATCCAAGAAGGATAAGGTTTATTATTTGAAAGAACACAATACTGATTCTCTCAGACATATAATCAAATCTTCCTTTGATCCCAAAATAAAATGGCAATTACCGTCTGGTGAAGTGCCGTATATAATTAATGAAGCTCCAGAAGGAACAGAACATAATAATCTATCCTATGAAGCAAGGAAGCTCTATCATTTTATTGAAGGGGGCAATCCTTCACTTTCACAGAATAAACGTGAGGCGATGTTTGTTCAAATGTTAGAAGGATTACATCCAGATGAAGCTGACATTCTTGTTGCTGCTAAAGATAAACAGTTGCATCAGAAATATAAGGGTCTTTCTGCAAATGTAGTAAAAGAAGCATTTGATTGGGATGATGATTATATGTTAATTGAACATGGTACGTATCCACAAGCGCCTGGCGCTGCAAATGGCTAATGCTCCTTATAGAAAGTGGCAGTGCATGGCATGTGACTATATCTATGATGAAGAACTTGGTGACAAAGAAGAAGGATTTGAACCTGGCACAAGATGGGAAGATATTCCAGATGATTGGTATTGCCCTGATTGTGGTGCAGAGAAAGAAATGTTTATGGAGATGGAAGACTAATGCTTATAGAGGATGATGTCAAACTAGACTATTCCGATGTATTAATTCGCCCCAAGAGATCGACTCTCACATCCAGATTTGATGTTGAGCTGGAAAGAACTTATACCTTTTATCACAGTAAAAAAGAATGGACTGGCGTTCCTATTATGACTAGTAATATGGATACTGTTGGTACATTTGAGATGCATGAAGAATTGAGTCATCATGGCATGGTGACTTGCATTGCTAGGCACCATAACAAAGACGGTATGTCTTGGCACTTAGCAGAACGGAGAAACAAGCTTTGTGTTATGTCTGGTATATCAGACAAAGAGATACTTGAAATAGTAGGTGTCGCCAATACATATTCTGATGTATCATTTGTTGGCCTTGACGTTGCAAATGGGTACACCATCAATTTTGTAGAATCTGTTAAGAATTTGAGGGGGTTGCTTCCAAACGCAACAATCATAGCAGGGAATGTGGTAACAGGAGACATGACAGCAGAATTGATTCTTGCTGGTGTGGATATTGTTAAAGTAGGAATTGGCCAAGGTAGTGTGTGTACTACTCGACTTAAAACAGGGATAGGATACCCCCAATTGAGTGCTGTCATAGAATGTGCTGATGCAGCACACGGAGTAGGTGGACATATTGTTGCAGATGGTGGATGTAACTCTTCTGGAGATATAGTAAAGGCCTTTGCAGCTGGTGCTGATTTTGTTATGATTGGTGGTATGTTAGCAGGGCATGATGAGTGTGATGGTGAGTTGGTATTTAAAGATGATCACCCAGACCCAGTAGGTATGAAATTCTATGGGATGGCATCCAAAACTGCTATGGATAGACATGGCCATCCCAATAGAGAATATAGGGGCGAAGAAGGTAAAACGGTTACGATTCCCTACCGTGGAGCTGTAAGAGATACTGTTATAGATATTCTTAGTGGAGTTCGGTCTGCTTGTACATATGTTGGTGCTAATCGTTTAAAGGACTTGACAAAATGTGCTACATTTGTTAGAGTTAATAGTACGCATAACAAGGTGTATGAATAAGTGTGATAAAAATGTCACATTCAAACAAAAAATCAAAAAAAGTTTAAATATCTATTGACAAACCCTCTTGGATCTGTTATTCTATACATAGTTGATGAGAGATAAAAGATTTTTACCGTTCATGTTAGTTACAATTAAAGGTTCAAAAAAAGAGTATCGGGATTTAGTTCGCCGAGCCGTTTGGTTTTATGCTGAAAAATTGATGAGCAAGACCTTAGTTAATACTCTTGGAATTACTGTTAATTTGACTCGTAATTTAACTGAAAAAGAAGGTGCAGAAGGATTTTGCATCTGGGATGATTGGTCTGATATAAGGAAGACTCCTAGAGAATATACTATTGATCTGGATTGCAGCATGAGTATTAGAAACATTTTGATCAACCTTGCACATGAGATGGTTCATGTGAAGCAGTGGGTCAAAGGTGAAATGTACGAGTATTCTTCAAATTCTAACGTGGTTAGATTTATGAAGAAAAAGTACGATGTGAATGACATGGATTACTATGACTATCCTTGGGAAATTGAGGCATTCGGCCGTCAGTTGGGATTGTTTATCCATTGGTGTGAAGTTGATGGATTAGGTGATCGTGAAGATATGAAGGAGATTATATAATGTCATATGGTGTAGATGTGTATGCTAATCATGCAATACCTACTGTGAAAGATAGGTCAAAATGGGTTAATGCAGGCCCTGCTGGAGAGGATATTAAAGATGTCCTTGAGATAGAGGATGCTGTGGTTGAAGCTATTGAAGATGGTGCGGAAACGTATGAAGAACTTTACGCATCGATAAATGCCAATGTAGCTATTACAGGGTATGATGTCGATGAAGTTGGTGATCTCTTTGATGAGTTTAACGCTTCTCTAGTATCGGATGGATATGCCTGATGACTGAAAAAACTAGAATTTCTTTATTGATTGATACAATCTTTGTCCTGTCCCTATTCGGGGCAGGGTGGTTTTGTCTGGTAGTATTTTAATGTGACTACAGCAGAACTTATAATTGCAGGCCTGTTGCTCTTCAGTCCTGCTAATGCTTCAGAAATGAATTTTGAAGATTCAGTAGAATGTCTTGCCCTCAACATGTATCATGAAGCAAGAGGGCAAAGTAGTGCTGGACTCCTTGCAGTATCCGCAGTAGTATTCAATCGTGTCAAGGACAAACGATTCCCTAATACTGTTTGCGAAGTAATAGAACAAGGGCCAACCAGAGAGAGTTGGAAGAAGAACGGTGAATTTTATCCTATCAGACACAAGTGCCAATTTAGCTGGTATTGTGATGGACGTAGCGATATACCTAAAGACCTAGATACTTACACAAAACTCTTGACAATAGCAAGGTCAATGGTATATAATGATGTGACATTCATCGACATAACTGATGGAGCTTTGTTTTATCATGCGTATTACGTAAGATCAGCATGGGCAAAGACCAAACATCGTACTATTGAAATTGGTGATCATATATTTTATAGATGGGAAGTTAAATGACATAGGGACTTGACATTGTCTTATATATCGGGTATAGTATAACTTATCTAATGGTGAATCTAATTTACTATATAGTAAAGAACTTAGGAAAGGATAATTCTGATGCACAGAGAAGGGTACTGGGATTATATGGGCCGTAGGTTAAATGAGTCGGTTCCTATGGATACAACTCTGATGTATCAAAGAGAAGTATTTGAATTGCAAAAGACTCTCCAAGAAGCATTGATAAGACAGAAAGAACTCGTAGAACAAGCATACGCACTTAAAAGAAAAGTTGTTCTATTAGGTGGTGACGAGAAACAATTAGAAATGGATTTATAATGCCGACATACACATTTTATGATGAATCTTCTGGGATAGAATGGGATGAGTTCTTATCTATTGCTCAGAGAGAAAAATTCTTAAAGGAAAATTCCCAAATCAGACAAGTCATTCAACCTGTCGCTATTGTGGGTGATCACGTTATGGGTGCGGGCCCAAAGACTGACGGTGGGTTTAATGAGAATATGCAAAGAATTGCAGCCGCCCATCCTGGCAGTCCT